GCGCCGCCGCCTTTGCCCTTACTTGAAATGTTAACCGCGTGTTGTGTTTTATTATTCTTAATCATTGCAAAACTATCTGCAAGTGGAACATTAGCCTTTCCTGGGAAGAACAGTGTAAGATCGGAAACAGAGCCGCCTAACCAATCTTCAAAGCTATCTTTTTTAGGAAAATCTGATGTGCCGACCACTAAAGCAAGAACTCCTAAATATTCACCTGCATAGTCAATAATACTGTCACGGACTTTAGTAGGTACTTCTTTAGGAATAACTGGGTCAGCGCCCTGCATAATAGTCTTAGCCATTTCAACAACGACTCTACCATAATCAGTAGAATTCAATACTTCATTGTTAATGATAGCATCACCTAATTTACTTGCAGGAATATCTCTGTCCGTAATACCAATTTGAGAAGGTTTTAGAAGTGCAGTTTCTTTTCCGGTATCTTCACCCTCTTCTCCCTTACTAGCTTGACCTCCCAGTTCGGATGTCTTCAATAGCTTACTTAAAGGAAGTTCTTCTCCCGTACCTAATCTTAACTTAAGACTTCCGGAAAACTTTCCGGTATCATATAGCTCTTGAAATCTGTCGGCTTCCTCAGGGTCAGCGACTACCGGTTCCTGATTAATGTTATAAAAAGGTTCGCCGGTACGAATCATATCAATGAACTTTTTAAATCTCTGAGGATACTTTTTAATAGTTCCTGGATCTAAAGTTCGTGCTTCTTCAATATAGGTAAGTGTGTCAATAAGGTCTCTCATGTATGTATTTATTCTATTGAGTTTGGAACAAGTCATAAATAATAGTAGAAAACAAGATAATAGGAGAAATATAATGTTAAGTAAGTTTATCGATGCACTTAAAACTTTTTTCAGTGCTAAACCAGTAAGTTTGCAATTTGAAGAAATGCTTCTTCAAGAAGCTGTGCAGAAAATTAAGGATGAGGATGCTGCTAGAGAAAAGCTTGCCGCAGTAGAAGCTAAAGCTACTGTAGCTAAGGTTGAAGTTGTAGCTAAGACGGCAGCACCTAAGGTCAAGGCACCCAAGAAGCCTGCTGCTAAAAAGCCAGCAGCTAAGAAAAAGCCAACTATGAAAATCGTTAAGTAACATTTATGCAAGAAATCGGCTTTGATATTATAAGCGATTTAAATCTACAACCCAACGATAGTTTTAACTGGCAAAACAAGGCTACTAGTCTGTATTGCATCGTAGCCGGGAACGTTAGTAGTAATCTGCGGACAGTGATACAAGTATTGCTTCACTTGTCTACATTATATCATGGTGTATTTTTTGTTCCCGGCAAGCTAGAATACGAAACATCCGATTCGATGGATACCCGAACTAGAGAGTTACTTGCAATAGGCGATGGTTTGGACAACGTACTCGTTCTGCATCACAATGTTATAGTTGTTGACGGAGTGGGATTATTAGGATCCAACGGTTGGGGAAACATCGAAAATATACTGGATGCTAAAAACATAGAGATGACTGCTGCAAAGTATGAAGATTTTACATATCTACTGCGGTCATTGGGTAAACTACAAAAACACTTAGATGTTAAGAAAATTGTTGTTATTACCAGCGCGGTACCCAAAGAAGAATTATATTTCGGAGAGATACCGGATAACGTAGTAGACCAAATGCCTCTATGTAATATCTTAGAAGATGATACCGAAAAGAAAGTTTCTCATTGGGTATTTGGTACCTACGACAAACCAGTTGATTTACATATTGATAATATCAATTACATTAGTAACGCAAAAAATCAATATGGTCCATACCACGCAAAGCGTTTAACAGTATCAATTTAAATCTGATTCAACCTTAACTTGCAGCGGATAGCCTTGGGCACGAGCGTCAAGCGTAACTTCAATGCCCTTCTGTTCAGCAATTTCATAAGGAAGGATAGCAACAACAGCACTTCCCTTTTCATGAATATCAACGGTAATTTGAGTTGCAGTTTCCTGAGTATAATTGAAATAGTCAATCAGTGACCCAATTACAAATTCCATTGATGTACGTTCATCGTTCAAGTAGATGATCTTGAACAGGGGAGGTTCGGTCAATCCTAAGTTAGGTTTAATCTTTGTATTGACTTCTGCATTTGACATTCTTAATATCCTTTTAAGGGTGATTGCGGGCATGATTACCCGCAATCATTAATTTATTTATATCACTTAGTATAGGTAATTGCAACCGTTTTGGGCTTTTGTTCCTCAGGAACTTGGCGCTCCAATTCAATTGTGAGAATACCATTCTCAGCCTTTGCACTAATTACCTCAACATAGTCAGCAAGTGTGAACACTCGATCAAAGTTGCGGGCACTGATGCCGCGATGCACATACTCTACATCTTTTTCTAACTCATCAAGGCTTACTGTTTGTTCGCCTTTGATAGTGAGAACATTCTTTTCTAGTGTGATTTTGACATCACCTTCTCGGAATCCCGCCACAGCAAGTTCAATTGCAAATGCATCTTCACTGTGCTTAACGATATTGTATGGGGGATAGTTGGTATTTGTTTGTTGTGCATTGACTCGCATAAGCTCATCTAAAATGCTATCAAATCCGATACCGAACTTGTGAATTGACGGAATGTCAAGGGAACGAAGGGTTAATTCTCTAGTCATGTTTTTATCTCCTTTATAAGCAAGACTAATGTTGTAGACCTATAAAAGCATCTACAACATTATTTATTATACATTGTTGCGTAAAAAAGTAAAGTATTATGGTTAAATTAGTGCTTTAGGATTGACTATTAATTCGTCGGTGATTGTTAGTGCTTCTATACCGCTGTCAACATACTTTTTAATATGAAACATGTGGGGCATTAGTACACGTTCAATTTCAGTGTGAAGCCCTCTTGCGCCCGTCTTTAAATCAATGCAGTTTTGTGCAATAGTGCGCAATGCTCCTTCAGTAAAACTAAGCTTAATCCCATCAATAGAAAATAGATACTGATACTGTTCAATGAAACTGTTCTTGATACCCGTTAAAACTGAAACTAGCTGCTCTAACGTCAATTCGTTTAACGATATAGTAGTAGTAAATCTTCCGATAAACTCAGGAATCATTCCAAATCTAGTTAAATCTTCTGGTGATAGCTTTTCTAGACCTAGAATATCGTTCTTGTCCTTTACTATAGCACCGAAACCAATTGTGCTTTGGTTTAACCTAGTGTCAACTATCTTCTCTAAGCCAACGAATGCTCCACCTGCAATAAAGAGAATATTCTTAGTATCAACTTCAATTGTATCGCCCTGAGGATGCTTTCTTTTACCAGCAACGCTCACTCTGCATTTGGTCCCTTCAACAAGCTTAAGTAACGCTTGTTGTACACCTTCACCTGAAACATCACGAGTGATGCTAGATGATTCGCTTTTTCTTGAAATCTTGTCAATCTCATCAATGAACACAATGCCGCGTTCGGCTTTACTAACGTCACCGTCAGCAAGACTCAACAGCATAGAAATCATAGATTCAACATCTTCACCCACATAACCTGCTTCGGTGAGGTTAGTAGCATCTGCGACTACAAACGGTACATTAAGGTACTTTGCTACTGATTTAGCAAGTAAGGTCTTACCTGATCCAGTTGGACCAATGAGCAACACGTTACCCTTTTGTATTTCTAAATCTTTGCTAGGGTGATTAATACGCTTGTAGTGATTTGATATTGCAACACTTAATACCTTCTTTGCATCATCTTGCCCAATTACTAGATTGTCTAGGTGTGCCTTGATACTATATGGATCAACAATAGCTTCTTCTTGCTTCTTATTGTTTTTTGGTGACCCGTCTTCCACAATTAATTGGTTGCATAAATCAATACACTTGCTACAAATAGCAACGTCTTCACCTACTATTAATTTTGTAACTTCGTCTTTGTGATTGCCACAAAATGAGCAATGTTGTAATTTTTTTTCTACCATATCGCTTTCTTTTATAAGCTAGAAGTTTTATTTAGATAATCTTCAATTTGTGCTTTTTCTTTCTCCGAAAGAAGTTCCAAATCATACTCACCTGTTTCAATTTTAGATATAAGATGTCTAACATATTCTTCATTGTACAAGTAAACATCTGATTGCTCTTTGTTAATCTCTATCCACTTGTCGCCGCCGAACTTATATACCCTATTAGGAAGCATGTCTACTCTAACGAAGATATTTCCCTTTTGAGCAAATTTAGGGAACTGTGTTCCAAAGCTTGCATTTCCGTCATTTGATTGATTCGGAGTAGCCATTAGTTCAGGATGTAGTTCCAAAAATACTTTTTTGCTCATTGATTTATCATGGTATTGAACATAACCACCAGCAGTTTCTGGATAAGTAACACCTTCAGTCTGAATAATTACTTCTTTAGTGGGTTCGACTTGCTGAACGGGTTCTTCAATCGTTTCCAAATCATCAGGAATAGGTTCTGATTGTAGTGGTTCTCCCACTCCGTTATTGAGTTCAGCAACATCATCATGTGGTAGTTCGGTAATTGATTCATCTTTATTATCCTCTACACTAGTAGTTACTGCATTTCTTGTTTCTTCTTGGTCCACGCTGTCCCCTGACGGAACTGCATCGGAAGTAGGTGTTTTAGGTACATCTTCTCGTACCACAACATCTGTTGGAATATCATTTGGTTGAATAGGTTCTGAAACATTTGTTTTCTCCTCTGGAAACGTTTCTTCGTCTTCTTTCTTTCGATTTCGTAAATCATCATCTAACCACCGGTAGCTGCTCTGTGCTGCTAATACAAGCATAAGTGCTAGTGGGTCAAATACAAACACAATGAGAATGATTACCCACCGAACAGCACGTTCTAATAGATTCGTATCAGGGTTATCACCGTATATCAATGCAGCAATGTATTTGATAGGGCCGACTTCTGCTTCAATCTTACGTATCTCTGCACGAATAGGCGCAACTTCTTCATTAAGTTTGGCGATTGACTCTTGTTCTGCTGCAATTTCGTTTTGGAGTCTATTGCGTTCTGCTCTTTGCTGTCTACGAACTTGAACAGCACGGTTGGCTCCTTTATCATCATCAGTACGACCTAATAGCTGGTCGACCTGACTATTCATTTGCTCAAGAGCCTTTTGGCTCATGGCAATGTTTTCACGGGCAATCTTAATCTTTTCGTCAACTAGTTCAACTTTAGCACTAGTATCGCCGCTAACAAGTGTTTGGTCACTGTGAGCCTTAGATAGGAATCCAAAGATACCCATGCTAGTCAAGAATGCAAGAGCAATGACCGCAGGAATTAGATAGAGTTTAAGGTTCCACTTAGCTCTATTCCAATATTTATGTAGCCATAATGTGGTTACTACCTTAGCAACTTCTAGTGAGCCTCCCATAATAATGATTGGGATAACAGCAGCCGCAAAGATTGCAGTCAATCCTAGGATAGAATACCAGGCAGCAATAGCACTAAGCGTAAGTGCTACAATGAGAGTTAGAGTCGGAAAACTAAATATTTTTCTAAAGGTCATTAAGTATTTAGTCGTGTAAGCCAAATAGATGTCCGAATGTTTTATCAAATTCATCCGCTGTCATTAGTAGTTTGCGAGGAATCCCCGGACCCTGATAGATATGATACGTAACCCAAGGACCGTCATCCCTTCGCTTTACTTGAACAACTTCAATTCTATCGCCGTCTTCAAAGATATGGATTTTGCCTAGTAGCTTTTCAGCCCATTCAGCAGTATCTTTTACTGGATCATAATCGTCAAACTCATCAATCTCATCCATGTTACTCACCTAACTCGTAATTAGTTTCATATCCACCTTTGAGATCCTGCCACCAATCATCTTCTGGCTCATAATCATAGTCAGCAAAGAAATCATAAAAAAGGTCAGACTCCTCATCAGTAGGCTCTTCTCCGATAACTTCAACGTCCCAACCTTCGGTGTTGTGACTTACAATCTCTTTGAATCTGTTTAATGATCCAAAAGTATTGATGATATCCTCATCAGGAATATCGTATTTAAATTTACGAGTTACTTTATGTTCTTCATTTTTAATGACTTTCATTATTCTTCTCCTAAATAAAATTGTTTCATACGAATTTCAGTAAGCGTAGGATCCTTCAATGCACAATCATGACATATTTCTTCGTGATTGAGTCCATACGGACGGCAATCGTCAATGATGCCGCACTGTTCGCAACGCTGTGGAATTTCTTCAATAATGATTTCAAAGTGTGACATTTATTCTTCCCAAATATAAGGGCCTTTTTTAGGCACTGCAAAATTCAAATAAGTTTGAATTCTTTCAAGATCATTCTTATTCTTTAGACTGATTAACTCGTTTGCAAAATGCAGTTCAACTCCCCGATCTAATGCTAGCTCTAGTAGTTCATTGCGGCGTTCTGCGTCATCAGTTAAGCAATACATACTGCAAAGAACAATGCCGTCTGGACGTTCTTTAATGTAATACTCTAGACCAGGTTGCCAATCTAGATGCTCATTTTCAAATTCGTAGCTAGTATAATTAATTTTGTTTTTAACACAATAAGGTTCAATAATAGCACGTTGCATCGGCAAAGGAATATCTTTGCTAAACTTGCTATTCCAACCTGCGTAGGTAATAAAGCTTTTACCGGTATAGTCCATAACTTCTGCAATTTCATAATCTCCGGGCAATCGCATGAAGCCACCAGGAAGTCTGCGGCCCCATTCTTCACCTTCAATTAGAATACGCATGTCCATACTGACACGAGTATAACCTTCTTCATTGTTGACGTTGCCGTGAATTTGTTCCTGAAAGAACAGATGACTTTGACCAGGATTTAGTGTTACTGGCCATGCATGTTTCAAGCTTTCTTCTTCAAGCTTTTCTAGACTCCACTTTTCTGCTAAGACCTTTTTAGTGATTTCTCTGCTAATATCAAGGTCCAACATCCACATTGTGTTAGTCTTCTCTGCTTTAGTAAAGGGAGTCCAAATAGTTCTACAGCCGCGACCATTACCTACAAAGATACCTTGATGGAAAGCAAGTCTACGCCCAACCGTTGCTTGATTGGGGATAACAACTCGTAATGTACCCTGACGTTGAATCAGATATCGCTTGTTGCTAATACGCTGCGGAACAATGCTTGCCGCAAATTCATCAAAGCGTTCCATAAAATCTTTGCGGCTACATGCATTCTGCACATGCTGTCCTACCCTAACTACTTCGGCTGGGGACAACACCTCATGCAAGGTTTCAAGTTCTGTAACCTGAGGAGCAATTTCTTGAATAACAGACAAGGCCCATGCGGGCCAATTGTACTTTTCTAGATCGTAATCTATTTTTTTATTATTCCACTCAACTTCTAACTCATTCATTTCTTAAACCTTTCATTATACTCAAGGT